ACATTAACTTAGACGCCCTTCAAGAAGCAGTACAACAGCTTCAGGGCGAACAAGAGATTAATATTACAGAAGAAGATTTAGCAGAACTGCTCTCCACTGGCGACGAAGTTCTTGAAGAAGAAGCTGACGACATAACTGGCAAAACCGCGGGCGAAGAGAGTGCAGAAGAGACAGATGCCGAGACTGAGCAATTTCAGGCCACTAAAGATGGCGGTCTAGGCGAATCTTTTGAAATGTCCGATGATATCATTGACTCTATCGTCGAAGAACTTACAGTAGATATGGGTGCATCCTTATCGGGCTGGGCTGGACGCTCCTCAGAGAGCATGAAGTGGGAGATGGAAAAAGCTCTCGCGCAACGCCGCAGCACTGATATGCAAGATGAACTAGAAACTTTAAAGAAGGCTCAAGAAGAGTTGGTTTTCGAAAATAACCAACTGAAAGAGTCCCTTAAACAACACAAGCAAGCAGTAACAGAGTTGAAGGAAGCAACACAACATGTGAACCTTTCTAACGCTCGCTTGCTTTACACGAACCGTGTTTTGAGAAATACCTCCCTAAATGAGCGGCAAAAAACTAAGATTGCTGACGCTATTTCGAGAGCTGGTTCTGTAACAGAGGCGAAGATGATTCATCAAACGCTCGAAACTACAGTGGGGAGTTCTCCTAAGAGAGAGCCAAAATCACTTAGCGAAGCAATTGGTCGCCATCGAACTTCTGTTATGCGTGCTTCCCGCAAGGAAAGCACATCATCCGATCCAATCTCGGATAGGATGAAAAGACTAGCAGGTATCAAATAGATACAATATATAAATACAATTTACAGGAGGTATTAAAAAATGGCTGGTATTATTGATAGATTGACCGAAGGTGTTGTCAATCGTGATATGCGTGCTGAAGGGCATGCATTGTTAACTAAATGGGAGCGGACAGGTCTACTCGAAGGACTAGATTCTAGTCGCACCCGACAAACTATGGCACGTTTGCTTGAGAATCAAGCAAAAGAGCTTCTCCGTGAGAGTTCTACAATGGCGGGTGGTGATGTTGAAGGCTTTGCAGCTGTCGCATTCCCAATCGTTCGTCGTGTATTCGCGGGACTGATTGCTAACGATCTTGTTAGCGTTCAACCGATGAGTCTGCCAAGTGGTCTCATCTTCTTCCTTGACTTCACAGTAAGTCGTGACACAGGTAATGGTGATGATGCCCAGTATTCTCGTCTAGGCTACAAATGGTCTGGTTCATTCTACGGTGGAAACGCAGTAGGATCACAAATCACTGGTGGTGTGGACCTTGATGGCTATGGAGTTGGTATCGCAGGCGGTGCTTACAACCTGAACAACGGGTATTCTTCTCCAACAGGATCTGGAGTGGCTTCTGTACTTGAGGCTGCCGGTACTCTAAGTGTAACTGCCCAAGAAGTTGGGATTGTAGGCTGGAACGAACAAACTGATAAAGCAGTTAACTTCGACGTTGACTTTGTGTCTGGTTCGACAGCTATCGCTGTTGTTACACTACTTCAAAGTAGGCTCGATCAAGTTCAGATGGATGGTCCACAGTCCCTCAGTGTTTCTTCCTCGCAAGGAAACGGAGTTTTAGAAGGTGGTGCTGGAAATGTAGCACAGGCACGCTTAATTCGTCGACATACTGAGCTAGTTAGTGGTTCAACTACTCCGAGAGTGAAGCTTGTCTTCGTAGGTACCGGTAGTAATGGTGCGCTCAACAACGCGGTAGGTACAACCGGTTACGGAACTATAGCTCAGTTCGGCGCCGCCGTTGCTGCAGCAATGGTCAATGCGAGGAACACTCTGTCTTGGGCTCAAACTGATGACCTCGTAAACGGTGGAGCGATGGGTTCGATTGTTGGTCAGGTTGAATGGGGTCTTGAAAACCAAGACAGCATTCCAGAGATTGACATCAAGGTCGACAGTATCGCTATCACAGCGATGACCAAGAAGTTGAAAGCGAAGTGGACACCCGAATTGGGTCAAGACCTCAACGCTTACCACAACTTGGATGCAGAGGTAGAACTTACTTCGATTCTTTCTGAGCAGATTGCTCTTGAGATCGACCGTGAGATCCTCGCTGACCTTGTAAATGGTGCAACGGCTGCAACATACTACTGGGCTCGTTCTCCTGGTATGTTCCTCAACCGCGAAACTGGTGCCGAGATTGGTGCGTCTGCAAAGGCTCCCGACTTCACCGGTACTGTCAGCGAGTGGTATGAGACTCTCATTGAGACAATCAATGATGTTTCTGCTCAAATCCACCGCAAGACTCTTCGTGGTGGCGCAAACTTCATCGTTTGTTCCCCAGAGGTTGCCAACATCCTTGAGTTCACCGCCGGATTCCGCGCATCTGTTACTGCAGATGACGAGAAGGGTTCCGTTGGCGCTGTTAAGGTTGGATCACTTTCTAAGAAGTTTGACGTCATTGTTGACCCATACTTCCTCCGAAACGTGGTTCTCGTCGGTCGACGTGGTTCCAGCTTCCTTGAATCTGGATATGTATACGCACCTTATGTGCCACTGCAAACCACTCCTACCATCTTTGGACCAGAAGACTTCGTGCCTCGCAAGGGTGTGATGACTCGTTATGCCAAGAAGATGGTTCGTCCAGACCTCTACGGTTTGGTTATCGTCCGAGGTATGCTCGGTGAGTCAGGCGCCTGATAAATAATCAGTAGCTAAATTTAAAACCCCTGTCAAGTATTCAGTTATTTGGCAGGGGTTTTCTTTTATGAAAAAGCCAGTATCCTAAAAAATACTGCCCCCAATTTTTTGAGATTTTCGTTTTTCCAAACCCGGGCAGGATCCTTTAGACATAAAAGACTACTTACTACAGCAGGAGTTTCTATATATGCCAACTGATCTTCAACCACTATCGACAACTAGCGCCATTGTACTTACATCGACCGGAAGTGCGATCAAAGTCGCGACATCACTTCCCTTTGGAGCTTATACTGGCTCAGCCGAGTTCATTACAGGCGCGGTTGCTCAGGTAGCCTATGTATATAAGAAGCTTGGTGGCGATGTTGTTGACATTGAGTTAACCCCGTCAAACGTATACGCAGCTTACGAAGAAGCAGTATTAGAATACTCATATATTATTAACCTCCATCAAGGTAAAAATGCCCTCGGCACAATGCTGGGCAACACTACCGGTACATTTAACCACTTGGGCGACATGGTTGCCAGTCCGCTATCTTCGAGCTTAAGCGGCACACATGTGGCACTCAAATACCCAAAATTCAAGTTTCAGTCAGCGAGAAACATCGCAGACGGGCTTACATCGTATGCTGGCATGGGTGGAGACGTCAGGTACTACTCAGCATCCTTTTCGCCAGCCACAGGGCAGCAGGACTATGACATTCGACAGATCATTGTGGATGCATCCGACTCTGGTGTGGACGATGGCGGTATTGCGGTCGATTATGCCGGAAAAGTCAACAATAAGCGTATTAACGTTACCAAGGTGTTCTTCCGTTCGCCTCGTGCAATGTGGCGCTTCTATGGATACTACGGCGGTGTAGGTGTTGTCGGTAATATGTCGACATACGGACAATATTCAGATGATTCGACGTTTGAAGTCATTCCTACATGGCAAAACAAGATGCAAGCCATCATGTATGAAGATTCATTAAGGACGAGAACATCAAACTACTCATATGAGTTAATCGATGGTAGATTGCGCTTGTTTCCAATGCCTAGTTATTGGGGTCTTGGCGAAATGAGCCGTATCTGGGTTCAGTTTTATGTAGAAGACAACGCATGGGAAGGCAGAGCCGGACCATCTGGCAGTGTCGACGGCATCAACAACATTAATACAGCCCCGTTCGGCAACATTCCTTACGAAAACATCAACGCCATTGGTAAACAATGGATTCGCAAGTATTCGCTAGCACTCTGCAAAGAGATGCTGGGACAAATCCGAGGAAAGTTCACCACAATTCCAATTCCGGGCGAATCAGTTACGTTAAATCACGCGGATCTGCTTTCACAAGCTAAAGCTGAACAAGATTCGTTAAGAGACAAGCTCCGAGAGCTACTCAAAGAGATGGAATATGTACAATTGGCAAAGGACGATCAAGAGAAGGCTGAAGCCACAACTGAAACGCTAAAATATTCGCCCCTTCCAATCATGGTGGGCTAGATAAATGTCAGATAACGAATGGAAAAGGCCACCTGCTCCACCTCCTCCCTTGTTTTTGGGAGAGAAAGAGCGAAATCTTGTCAAGCAGGTAAATGACGAGTTAATTGAAAAGGTCATTGGACAACAGATCCTTTATTATCCGATTGACCTCGAAACGACCGACTTCCACGAGTTATATGGCGAAGCAATAGAGAAAACTTACCTCCCCCCAGTCCGAGTATATGCACTGGTTGATTTCACGCAGTTTGAAACGACATATTTGGAGAATGCAGGAATCGACAAGTCGTGGGAGATTAATGTACATTTTCATAAGCGCCGGCTGACTGAAGATCAAAACTTGTTCGTTCGCGAGGGCGATTTTGTACTGTACGGTGACTTCTATTATGAAATAGTTAAGTTATCTGAGCCCAAGAAGCTGTTCGGACAGGTCGACCAAACATTTGAAGTGCATGCAGTTTGCAAGCGCGCAAGAAAGGGGCTTTTCGATGCTACCTGATAACTTTGACTTTGCAATGCTCCCAGAGGGAGAGGATGGGCAACTCACACTTAAAGAAGTGGGTATGCTGGCTTCTACAATCGAGAATATTGATTTCTCCCTTGTATCGTGGCTTAAGAAGGACCTAGACCTACAAGCCCATACTAACGAAGGGTTCACTCAAGTGCCTGTTATATGGCAGGTGCCAGAGCGAGCATATCAAATAAAGCACAAGAAAGATCTCCGAGATGATGGAGGCGCTCTTAAACTCCCAATTATAAGTGTTGAAAGGACTGGTATTACCAAAGATCCT